CCCAAACCCTACGGACGCGGCACCTACCGCCGCCAACTAGCAGAAGTGTTAGTCGCGGTCGGTTGGTGGCCCAGCGACATTGTGTTTGACTCAAAAGACTTGGCAACGGTCATTAAAGTGCTTAACGAGGCAAACAAAAAACGGAGATGACGTGAACCAAGTGTCAACAAAGATTGAGGTCGTCGGGCTTAAAGAAGCCTTAAAGACCATCAACAAGATTGACAAATCTTTGCGCCGTGAAATCACCAAGGATTACAAGAAAATTGTTCAGCCTGTTATTGACGATGCCAACAAACTTGTGCCGTCAAATGTGCCGTTGTCTGGTATGGCTCGCAACTGGAGCACTCGATCAGGGTTCAAGATGTTGCCGTGGATACCAGGAATGAAACAAAAAATCGCCGCCAAAATCAACACCCGAAACATCAAAGAATATGGCGGTAACAAGTCAAATGTCGGCACGTTTCTCATCCAATGGCAAGGCGCGACTGGCACCATGTTTGACACGTCTATGGAAGGAGCGCTTGGTCGCGCGTTGACTTCCCGTTACGGGAGCCGTTCGCGAGTAATGTGGAAGGCATACGAGCAACGCCAAAACGATGTCATGTCCGAGATGGAGCAACTGGTTAAGCGCGTCATGGAAGAAGCGAACAGAGAGACCGCGTAATGGCAATCAATATTCCGATCATCAGCGAGTTTGACGGCACAGGGGTTAAGAAGGCTGTCAAACAGTTTCAGCAACTTGAAACAGTCGGCGAAAAAGCACAGTTTGCTATTAAGAAAGCGGCGATTCCTGCAGCTGCCGCAATTGGCGGTTTGGCTATTGCTTTGGGCGATGCCACACAGGCCGCCATGGAAGACCAAGCCGAACAAGCGAACCTTGCGTTAATTCTTAAAAACACAACTGGCGCGTCAGAAGCTCAAGTTGCTGCCATTGAAGATCAAATCAGCGCAATGTCTCGAGCGTCTGGCATTGCCGACACGGATTACAGAACCGCGCTTGAGGCTTTGACGCTTGGCACTAAAGACACTAAAAAAGCCATGGAAGACATGAATCTTGTCATGGATATCAGCACGGCTACAGGGCAAAACTCCACCACCGTGGCCGAAGCACTTGCCAAAGCATACGAAGGCAACTTTAAGGCGCTTAAAACCTTGTCGCCAGAGATCAAAGCGATGGTGGATGAGGGCAAACCATTAGACGAAATCATGCAGGCTTTGGGCGACACGTTTGGCGGAGCGGTAAGCACAAAAGCGGAAACCGCTGCCGGCAAGATGGCAATTCTTAAGAACTCGATTGGCGAAACCAAAGAGTCAATCGGCGCTGCATTGTTGCCAGTTGTTGAAAAAATACTTCCGATATTGCAAAAGTTTGCGGATTGGGCGCAAGACAACCCAGACGCGTTTGTTGCTATCGCTGGCGCTATCGCGCTTGTTGCCGCGGCGGTCGTTGCCACAAACATTGCCATGGCGTTAAACCCATTTAGCCTTATTGCAATCGGAATAGGTTTACTCGTTGCAGGTTTGGTAATTGCTTACAACAAGTTTGAGTGGTTTCGTGACGGAATCAAACTGATCGTCAACAGCATTACAGGGTTCTTTGAGGGCATGGTCAACGCAGCAGTCACCGCGGTCAATCTCATCATCAAGGCTTACAACTCAATCCCGATTCTGCCAAACATCCCAGAAGCACCAAAACTGTCAATTCCACAACTTGGCGGTTCAACTTCACCAGCACCTGGTCGCAGCAGTATTCCTCGAATGGCCGAAGGTGGCATCGTGACAAGCCCAACCCTTGCTCTAATCGGTGAGGCAGGCCCAGAAGCCGTAGTGCCATTAGATCGCATGGCTACGGGCGGCGGCGTAACTATCAACGTGACTGGCGGTCTTGCCACAAGCGCCGAAATTGGTGAATCTGTTGTTAACGCGTTGCGCGCCTACTCACGGAGTGCAGGGCCGTTGGCTCTGAACATTGCCTAATGCCGGGCGTTGCGGTTGTTGATTCAGGTAATTATGACCTGCAAATAGAAACAGGCTTTATTGTTAACGCATTCACGCTTGACAACGTGACATCTGGTGTTCTTGATAACACGTTCTTTGTGCTTGACGGCAACACCGAATATGCCAACGTCATGGCCGACACCACGCAAATCAATGTCAGGCGCGGTCGTCGAGACGTCGGTGATCAGTTCAGCGCTGGAACCATGACATTTACTATTCAGGACGTGGACGGCATTTTTAACCCGTTTGATGACAACAGTCCGTACTATGACACACCGCAATCTAAGCCAGGTCTTGCACCGATGCGCAAAGTGCAGCTCATTCGCTACGACCTAAGCAACAACGCGCAATATCTGTTTTCGGGTTATGTAGTGAATTATGACTACAACTTTGCTCTCGGGGGTTTAGACACCGTGACCGTGTATTGCGCTGACCAGTTCTACTTGTTGTCACAGACCTACATGAACGAATACAACGTCAGCGCGCAAACATCAGGTCAACGCATTACAAGCGTTCTGAACTTGCCAGAAGTTGCGTATCCTGCATCCCCTCGAAGCATCGCCACCGGCACAGTCAATCTTGGCCATGATGCCGCCTACACCGTGCCAGCACAAACAAACGTGCTGCAATACATCACTCAAATAAACGAGACCGCTGAGTTTGGTCGCATATTTATGTCACGTTCTGGGACAATTACATTCCAAAACCGCATTGGCACGACTCTTAGCGCGTCGGTAGCAGACTTTCATGACGATGGCACTCAAATTAAGTACGACGGTCTTGGCATCTCATTTGAGGCAAACGAAGTAGTCAAGCGATCTGTGGTCACGGCCTTAGACGGCAAAACAGCAACAGCAACTAACGCTGGGTCAATAGCAGAATATTTTACGCAAACCAGCGCCATCACAAACAGCCTGCTACATGTACAAACAGAAATAAATACTGCAGCTGCCTACCTGCTCCATCCGCAACCCGAGCCACGATTCACATCGGTGGAAACCAAGTTCCTGATGCTGACCGACGCCCAAAAGGACACGCTGGCAAGGGTGGAAATTGGCGACACAATTGCAATAGAAAAGACGTTTCCGAGCGGTGCTGGCACAAGCCAATTGGCGCAAGACCTAAGCGTGGAAGGCATTGAGCATTACCTGGATTATTCCACAGGCCACCGTGTGCTGTACTCGACATCACCGACCGTTATTGTTTATGAGCTGATTTTGGACAACCTCACATATGGCACACTTGACCAGTTTAATGTTTTAGGATAGGAGACACTATGGCTAACCCATTTCCATTCGTAGCAGGCGATGTCCTGACGGCAGCCGAATTAAACGGCATTGGCGAAACTTTGACTTATACGCCAACCACAACCAATTTGACATTAGGAAATGGAACATTAGAAGCTAATTATGTTCGGGTGCAAAACTTGATTTATGTGCAAATAAAACTTGGTTTTGGTAGCACTACCGCTTTAACGGGTCAGCCAACATTTACTTTGCCTGTAGCGCCATCATCTGTTGGTAGTTTGACATCTAATACGGTAAGCGCATTTTTTGATGCTGGAGTTGCTCTTTATTTAGGTGGTGGTGAAACTTCAGGAACAGTTATCGCTCCTCATGTTTCGGTTTCAAGCACAGCATTTTTGACTACACCGACAGGAAATGTGTCTGCAACTAGCCCGTTTACTTGGGGCAATGGAGATGTACTTGTAATGCAAACTGTTTATAGGGGTGTTTGATGTACCCGTTTCAATTCAACCCAATGTTCCCCGATGCAACTGACGAACAATGCTGGGAACAAATCCGTTTATGGCGCGCCATAGAACTTGCGTTATGCGACTGGACACAAGTAACAGACAGCACAGCCAATAAAACAGCGTGGAAAACATATCGTCAAGCATTACGTGACCTGCCAGCACAAAACGAAGACCCAAAGAAAATTAAGTTCCCGACACGCCCTGCATGAAATGGCGTTACCTCATCGGATACGTCGCGCTTGTTGCGGTCGTTGTGTGGGGATGCTCTGGGTGTAGTTATGACGGTTCATATCGCTACCCATGCCAAGACCCGTCAAACTGGGAAAAGCCAGAATGTCAACCACCGATCTGCAACCCATCTGGCACGTGCACAAGAGATTTAATCTATGAGACCACGCCTTAAACCTGAAGAACTCCACGCTCGACTAATTGTTGTTGTGGGCGTAGTTCTTGCCACCGTGTTTGCGATCACCGTTATTGGCTTTGTGTATGCGCTCATGTTTGTGACCCAGCCAATAGACAAACAAGCACCCAACGACGCTGCCTTTATTGATCTGTTATCCACATTGACCGTGTTCATGACCGGCACCTTGTCAGGTCTTGTTGCCTCAAACGGGCTAAAATCTAAAACAAAGGAGTCAATCAATGAAACCAAGTGACAAAGCCTTACTCGCCTCATATGGTCGCTCAATGCTTGCCGCGGTAGTCGCGCTAGTAGTAACAGGCAACACCGACCCATCCGCATTGTTAGCAGCTGCGATTGGCGCGGTCTGCCCAACAGCGTTGCGCTACTTTAACCCTAAAGACATGAAGTTTGGTCGTGGCAGTAGCAAAGGCTAAGGCTGGCGTGCTAAACGCACGCGACTACATCGGCAACGCGGACGGTGCATCACCAGCGCCACGTGCCGGCATGAACGAATGGATTAAACAAGCAATCGCCGCATCAAATGGCGCGCTTTGGAACAACGGTTCTTGGGGTCAACGTGACATGCGCGGTAAGCCAGGTTCTTTATCAGTTCACGCAACTGGCAGAGCTGTGGATTTGTCGTATCGCAAATCAGAAAAGAACCCGAAAGCAGGACGCAAAGAAGCGCTGGTCTTTATTGACAAACTTGTTGCCAATGCCAACGATCTTGGTTTGCAATGCATTCTTGATTATTTTCCAGAACCTCAAGGTCGAGCATGGCGTTGCGATCGGTACGCATGGCAAAAATACGACAAGCCAACAATTCACGGCGCACCAGGTGGCGACTGGTTCCACATTGAGATAACCCCGCAGGCCGCCGACTCGGTAATCTGGGTAAAAGCCGCATTCTTAAAGGTGTTCGGGGAAATCCCACCTAAGGCTTGATCTATGTTCTAAGGTCGGAGCACCGACAAAAGGACAGGCAATGACTGACATCCAGATATTCGACTACAGCGTCTATACGGGAGTGATGGACAACGGTCAAGAAATCTTGGTGCAAATCTTCACCAACCCCGACTCGGGAAAGTTCCTTATGGGACAAATCGCATTCAGAATGGCATCCTCATCATGGGGCATGCCCATACCTTTGGAGAAAAGATGAACTATTTTGCAGAAAAAATCATTGGGATAGTGCTTTGTACGGTTTTTGGGTTTACGGCGCTCACAGGGGCTCCTGACGCGTCTGGTAGCCCGTCTGGGACTATCGCGCTGGCACCGTTTGACGTCCAGCCATACCTAATTGAGCCAACCACGACGACCAGCTCCACGATCTACATTGACCCGTACACGACCGCGTGTGAGCAATTCAGCGCGCTTGCCATCAACCTTGGCTGGCCTGCAGATCAAC